TGTTCCTGCCCCACCCATTGTTCTTCTAGCGGTATTTAAATCATTTACCTCAAACCATGATGAACCATTCCAATCCTCTGTAAGTGCCGATACACCTGATGGAGGTATTTCTCCACCAAAAGCTAAAGCAGATGGACTTGATCCAACTGTGCATAATGCCTCTCTAGCGGAGTTTAAAGATGTTTGAGTAATCCATGCTCCAATAGCAGCATCTGCGTTCCATTCTTCTGAATCAGTTGGAGTGCCACCACTTGTTCCACCACTACTTGCTAGAGCTTTTGTTGATGTGCCAGCTGGTGCAGCTGTATTTCTTGCAACAGCTAAATCATTTTGTTCTGACCAACTAGTTCCATTCCATAATTCTGTTTGACCTGTTCTATTAGGGTTTACTCCACCAAAACCTAAAGCTGCTGTTTGAGTTCCAGCGCCAGAAAGAGTGTGTCTACCATTATTTAGACCATTAAGTTCAGTCCAGCTTGAACCATTCCAAGATTCTGTTTTTATAAGAAAAGCAGTTCCTGGATCTTCTCCACCAAAGACTAAACCAGCTGTTACTATTCCTGCACCTGCAGCTTGCATTCTTGCAGTATTTAAGTCGTTGACTTCAGTCCAACTACTACCGTTCCATGATTCTGTATTTCCTACTTTTGCAGTTCCTGTATTTCCAGCTGAAGCTAAAGCTGATGTGTTACTAGCACCAAATCCTGCAACATAATACCTTGCAGTGTTCATATCATTTACTTCTGTCCAGTTAGTTCCATCCCATGATTCTGTTTTAGCTGTAGGAGAACCATCATAACCACCAAAACCTAAACCTGAAGTATATGTTCCAGCATTTCCAGATGAAATTTGCCTACCTGTATTTAAATTATTTACCTCTGTCCATGCACTACCATTCCACAATTCTGTATCTGCTGATAAAGAAGGAGCAGGTGTTTCTCCACCAAACATTATAGCTGCAGTTTGTATGCCTGCTCCACCAGGTAAACTTCTACCTGTATTTACAGGCGCAACAGCTGACCATGCACTACCTGCAAACTGTCTTCTGTATCGATATTCGTTTTCTGTGGTGTTATACCAAAGTTGACCTGCTAATGGATTATCTGGATCACCAGCTACATCCACGACGGATGTCCCGACAAGATCTTTATACTTAGCCATGATTATTTATTCTTTAGCAGCCAGCCTTGTGTAGAGTCTGTATATACTAAAGTGTTTCCTGCCCTTTCTGTTGAAACTGTCAAATCTGCTGTCGAACCTGCAATTTTCTCTGAACCATTTGCTGCTATCGTAAATGTGTTAGAATCAAAAGTTCCAGCATAGTCAATGAATACAACTTCATCTCCAATGCTTCCTGCAGGTAAATTCATTGTTATTGCACCACTTGTAGTATTTACAAAATAACCTTCACCAGCAGCCGCTGTAAAGGTAGAAGTTTTTACTGCTTGCCATGAAGTACCACCTGATACTTCAGCAAAAGATAATTGACCAACTGCTGTTGTGCCTGAACCTGTAATACTAGCTACTTTTAAAAATCTGTCTGCTGTTACATTTCCAGTGGGAAATTTAAGTTCATAGCTCTGAGATGCGCTATGTGGAGGTGACGTAAGTTTAATCCCGTGGCTGTTGTTTTCACAATTTAATTGAATTGAACCTGGATTTGTTGCACCCATGGCTTCAATAAGACCCGTTCCTTTTGGTCTTAAACGTAAGTTAAGATTTGAATCATCTCCAACTGCACCAATTTGTGCACCAGCACCTGTTGCTGCATTTGTAATATCTATATGATTTACGGCAGAACTAGTTGTTTCAAAAATTAATTGTTCTGCTCCATTTTCATCTCTGATACCGTGAGCATCATCAAAGTCAATCATGAAAGAGTTTGTATCTAAGTTACCACCTAATTGTGGTGTAGTGTCATCAACAAGATCACTTGCTAGTGATATTGTAGAAATATTTGGATTAGTTCCATCATCTGCTTTTGCATAAGCAATTACAGTTTTACCATTTGTAACTGTAGCAGAAGTTCCTGTACCTGTTACATATTTAAATACAACGTTCTGTGAACCTGATGTAGCATTTTTTAAAAAATAAAAATTTTGTACATCTAAAGGTATTGTAACATTTCTAGATGCTGTAAGTGATCCTGTAAATTCTATAATTCTGTGTGAAAGAGTTGCACCAGTTGATCCGTCTGAAACTGATAATGTAGTATCTCCAGAATCAGAGACAGCTTGAGTTGTATAACCACCAGATATTTGTTCGATGATTTGTAAATTAGTATTAGTTTTTGTACCCCAAGTTCCAGCGTTTTCACCAGTTGCTTGAAGTTCTACACCTAAAGGCGTGTAACTTGATGCCATATTTTTTTCTCCTATGCAGCGTCACTATAACTTGTATTTGATCCAGTTGCAACATCCGAATATGTATCGTTCGAACCCGTTGAAACGTTGTTATACGATGTATTAGAGCCGGTGTCAACATCCCCATAAGCAAAGATATCTACAGCTCCAATACTTGTAGTTATAGATTGACCAGTTAATCCAACAATAATATCAGTTAAACTTATAGATCCAACACTAGCACTAAAAGATTGACCGGTTAATCCTAGACCTTCTTCTATTGTCAACGATCCTACACTAGATGTCATCGTTAGAGCTGTGGGTTGAGCAACAGCACTACCTAATCCAATAATAGTTCCTTGACTAAATGTTGCCTCTAATCCAGATGGTTGAACTACATCATTTGGTATTACTACAGTTCCAAGACTAGCTGTAAATTCTATGCCTGTTAAAGATGCTTCTGTTGTAGAAGAGGCAGTTGCAGTTCCTTGTGATAGTGTCATAGACACACCAGAGAGAATTGCTGTTTCGTTTGGTGCTTTTGCGGTTCCTTGAGTTAAAGTTAAGTCTTGACCTGTTAATCCAACAGTCATGTCATTAACTGTTACAGAACCAATAGCTGATGTTGTTGATTGACCTGTTAAGCCAACTTGCATATCAACCACGGACACTGAACCAACCGAGGATGTAATAGATAATGTATCGTCTATAACAACAGGAACAAAAGCTTCGCCTTGTGAAGTTGTAATTTCAAAACTTGTAGGTGTAATTATTTGATCAGGTACATCAACCGAACCAACGTTAGATGTAATAGATAAGCCTGTTGGAAATATTGTTGCATCTTTAAGTTCGCCCCACTCACCATCGTTCCAAGCTTGTGCACCCCAACCAGTTTTTAAAGTTATGGCTTCATTCCAATTAGCTTGGCCCCAGGTGAACCTGCCCCATCCTGAAGTTGTCGACATGGTCGACCTCCTATGCTAATCTGATTATTGCGGCTGTCGCGTCGTTTGTAGGAAACTCTATTTTAAAAGTTCCATTACTTGCTGTTTTGTCACCACCAAAAGCTATAATTGCTACAGCATCAGTTGTTCCTGAACCACCATCTGTTGTAGTATTATAAATCATTGCTCCATTTGCAGTGAAAGAAGCTGAAGTGTATGTTACGTCACCAAAATCTGTGAAAGCAGTTGTGCCAGTTAATCCAACTCCAGTATTTGTTAGGGTTGCACCACCTGCAGTGTAAGCAGTTCCAGACGTATTTGTAATTTCATTTGAAGTAGAATAATCTGTTGTTGCTGCACCTAAAGATGCAGAACTTGTAAACAAAGCTAATTTAAAAGTGTGACCACCTGAAGATTCAAAACTGTGTTTACCTTGTAAAAGCTCTTGTTTAAAACTTGAACATATCGCCGATGTTATTGCCATAATTTATCTCCTATGGGTTTGCTGAGTTTACTGGAATACGAACAGCACCATCAGTGTAGTCATCTCTTCGTCTTCTGCCAACTTGTTCATTAGCAAACTTCTGTACTTCTTGTTTATATTTATTTTCATAAAGTGTCAACATATCTATTGGACCTTTTAAAAAGCCATATGCCTCTGATAAACAACAATATAATAGCCCATTTGGAAAATTCATACTAATATAATTAGTATCATCATTTTCTAATAATGCTGGTGCTTTGTTAAAATGTATTCTAAATCTATAGGTTGTGTTTGGAGTTGGAGACAAGAATATTCTACCTGATGTAGTATCAGACTCTCCAGTTGCACCACCAAACATTGCATAATATTTAGGTTGACCTTGCGCAGCTGATGTTCCTGTTACGTCTTGATACTCTTGAAGGTAAGACATGTCTTTTTTCTCTAGCCATCTGTTAGCTCCTGTAATTTCAGATCCTGCAGTATCATATACTTGTATACCTCTAACAAATACACATCCTGCTGGTGCGTTAATAGATTCTTGTCCAGCAACAAAATTACCTAGTTGTTGTTTTCTATCTGCATCAATTGGCACATCTCTAAAAATTCTATATTGTGCATTTAAAATTATATTTTCTAAAACAGAGTCTGATAAAACATTAGAGTCTGTTTCAGTGTAACTTCTTATTTGTGTTTTTAATCCCGATGCACTTAATCCAGCCATTATACTGCTGCCTCTCTACAAATAGGACAACTTTTTTTGTATCTTTTATGTGTTCCACATTTTATAGATTTTCCATCTTTGTCTGTGTATTCGTTAACCACTGGTTTTACCTCTTCATATAAAGTAAGATGTGGGTCTTGTTTTTCTGGTACAAATATATTTTTTATCCAATTCCAAATTTTATTTATCATGCGCTTACAGTTACCGGTCCTGCCGATGCAGATCCGCCTCCTCCTGATTCACTTATACTAGATGTTGTGCTTGTTGCAAAGGTATAATTATCATTATCTACTTTTGTAATTACATATCCTGCAGCTAAATTTATTGTTGCTGCAGCGACTCCACCTACTACATTTACATCTCTAAATCTAACTCTATCACTCGTAGATCTACCATGATCTGGTTCATTAACAGATATAGTTGTTGATCCATTTGTTGTTGTAAAAGCATTTAGTGGTAAAATTCTAGGAACAGCTGTTTCTATTCTATCAGGTCTAACATTACGTAAAGATATAGAGTCACCATTCATAGGTTTTGGTTCTAACTGTGGTTGTTTTGGTTCAAACTCTGACACATGCACAAATGATCCATTCCATTCTCTAACCATTTCTTTATATGGAAATTCCATACCAGATCTATCTGATATTGCTCGTGCATATTTTCCTGTTGCGTACTTTGCCATTATGCTCCTGGGTAATAAGCTTTAGGTGTTATATATGTGCTAGAAGCCGAACCATCTTCTGCTAACGCTCTAGCTAATTCATCTTCATAATACAATTTCATTTGTTGTGTAAGTTGTGGTTGATA